GCTTGCGTGATGTGCTGCGACCCGCCGCTCGTATCAAACGACCGCGACCGCTTGAGCGGATCCCGCTGGTCGTCGTCCTCGGCCCCTTGCTTCTCGTAGGCAATTGACACCTGCCAGGCGTCGTCGCCGAGGTAGGAGACGCTGTAGGACTCGGCTCGCAGTTGTACGTTGGGTTGGCCTGGATACGTCCAGTAGGCGAGTTGCCCCGTGAGGTAGGCGTTGGCCTCGGCGTGGACGAGCGTGTCATCGGTGGTGCCGAATACCTTGTAGCTCTTTGAGTAGGAGCTCACCGCCTTCCGCCCGAGGCGGACGATTGTGGCCGAGCGGCTTGAGTTGTCTTCGATCCAGGCAAGTGCCATCGGTTACTCCGCTACCAGTTGGCCTTGAAGATTGCCGGCCATTTGCTCGACGCCTTCGGCGGTGCGTTTGCCGTAGTCGGCGATACGTTCTATGAGCGACGAGCCGAATCCCATGCCGCCGAGGTTTGTCGACGAGAACGTCCCAGCGACCTCGGCTTGCGACTGCATTGGCACGCCTTGCATATCGGCTAGACGGTTTTGCTGATCCCGATACGCCGAGAGCAAGTAGTCCTCTTCTTGAACACTGAGCTTGTCTCCCGAAATAAGCTCGTCGAGCTTCTCGCCTACGCGGCCAAGCTTGTTCATGTCCGTTGCGGCGGCAATGCCTGCAAACAATTCGCCAGACGCTGTCGAGTATCCGGTTAAGCCTCCGCCTACTGCCTCCTGCGCGCCAGCGGCTACGGCGCCAGTTGGTTGCAGCATCTCCGCAAACTTTGATCGGTAATCCTCAACAAGCCTTTGCTCGGCTTCGGCCGTCAGGTTTCCGGCGTCAAGTAATTCTGAAATTATCTGGCGAGCCAGATCGACATCTTGCATCGTCCGCGCGTCGGACAGGCGGTCGCCGGCGACTCGCGACTGATCGACATCGGCCCGCTTGCCCGCCGCGACGGCGGCCAAATCCTGCACCCGCTTCTCCGTCGCCTTTGCTTGTGCGGCCCGTGCGGCATCGTTGCCAGTAACGGCAGCGAGGCGGGCGTCTTGACGTTCGCGCAACGCCTTGCGGTCTGCCTCGACGATAGGATCCTTGATCGACTCAAACATCATTAGCGGCTGGGCCGCAATCGACTTGAAGGCGTCAAAGGTGTTGATAATGCTGGCCGATAGTTCTTCAACCTTTGACATCAACGCATTCGCGCCGCGAGTAAAGCCGGCGAGGAGGCCAGCCATTGCGGATTCTATTGCAAGCTCTAGATCGCCCGCAGCCAAGGCGTCGGAGATTGCTCCAAATGTTGACGAGGCTATGCGGTGCAGATCGGAGAACAGCGTCACTGATTGCGCGACCGCAGTGTTGAAAGACTCCTTGACCGATCCGCCGATCTGGCTGATCAGTGAGCCCAACTGCGACACGACAAGAATGGCGCCGCCGGCGACGCCGACAAGAGCGAGGAATGGCGTGTTTGCTACCGCCCAGGCCGCGGCGGTAGCACCGGCCGAGGCGATGCTCGTGGCGGTGTACGCCGTCAAAGCCATCGCCGAACGGGCAAACGACGCAATCGCCGTAGTGCCAGCCGTCGCGGCAGACGCCCCAACAGTCGCCAGGGCCGTTGATCCTTGTACGCCAAGCCTTGCCAGTTGCGTTCCGCCCGTGCTCGTCAGCCTGGCAAGCGAGGATCCGGCGATCATTGCGCTCCTCGCGCCGGATGCCCCAATCTTGCCAAGAGCCTGCACTCCGATTGCCGCCGCCCGCATGTTGCCTTCTGCCGCCCTAGCAACCGTCGCGGAGACAATGGAGATCGTTCCGGCGAAATAGTTGGCAGCAAGCGCGCCTGATTTTGCGGAAGCCACAGCCACTTGCCCCGTCATCTCTGCGGCAAATTGGGCAACCGCTGCAATCCCCTTAGATGCAAAACCGACCACGCTTGTCGAGGCGGCCAGAAAGTTGCGGCTTAGGAACGTAACGGCGTCCGACATCATGACGATCGGAGCGATAACGGCCTTGCCCAAGCCAATAAATCCTCCGAGAGCAAAGCTCACGATACGCAAGGCACTACCCAGCCCGATAAGCGCACCGCCTGTAGTAATGGCGGCCGCCGCTGTTTTGGCAATGCTCATGACAAGAGCAGGGTTGTCGCGCACGAACAACGCTACGGCGTCGATCGCACCAATCAGCGACGTAGTCATTTGCATAAAGGAAGGCGCAACGGCTTCGCTAATCGCGATCGACGCCCGCCTCATGGCCGCATCGACGCTAGCCATTTGCCCGGCTAGCCCGCTTTGAAGCGTGCGGTATTTCTCGCTGACCGGCAGGGCGCCTGCCATGGCCGCCATTACTTCTTCAAAACTCTTCTTGCCGGTCGCCCTGAAAATCTCTGCCGCACGGATTGCGTCATCCCCAAAGATTTTCTTGATCGCCATGTCTTTGGTGATTTCGTCTACGCCAGCAAATGCTTGCTCAAGTTTGCCGATCAAAGACGGCAGCGAAAGCAATTTGCCGGAAGCCGCATCACGAAGGTCGGCCACCGAAAGCCCGACAGTCGCCATTGCCTCGGCCGCCTCATCCGACGGGGCTTTTAGCCTCTGTAGCATCGTCTTGACGGACGTGCCTGCGTCGGAGCCAACAATGCCTTTATTTGCCAAGACGGCCAGCCCAGCCGCCAAATCCTCAATGCTTTGGTTGGATGATGCAGCAACGGCAGAAACTTGAGAAAACGCTTGAGAGATTTCGGGAATGCTCGTCGCGCTCGCGTCGGCCGCCGCGCTTAGGGCATTTGCTGCCGTGTCGGCGTCAACGCCAAATGCGTTCATCGCCTTAGACAGCACGACAGCGCCTTCGCCGGCGGCCATTTCGGCCACTGCCGAGAATTCTGCCGCCGTCTTGCCAGCCCCACCAAGAACTTGGTCTAGCGTAAGTCCGCCTTTGACCATTTCCTTAATTGCTTCAGCGGCCGCCGTAGGCCCAATGCCAAGCTCTCGAGACATCGCCATCGACGATGCCTTGATCCTGTCGAGCTCGGCAGCGGTCGCCCCGGTGCTCGCTTGAATGTTGAGCAGCGTCGACTGGTAGGCTGCGCCTTGGCTAATCGCTGCCCCGAATGGCAGCAAGGCGGCCGCACCCATGCCGGCGATCTTGGTGCCGGCCCCGCTCATCGACCGGCCGAGGTTGCCGATCTGGCGGTTGATCTTGTTAAGGGCTGAAAAGAAATTCCGCGCGTCCGCCCCGATCTGCACAAATACTTCGCCGGCTCTGACCTTCGATGCGCTCATGTGGTCACGTCGTGCCAGTTAGGTCCGAGGAGTTTTTTGATTTCGTCCGGCGTCGCCTGCCTTGGCTTGGCCTTCTTGGCGAACGGATTTAATTTCGCCGGGTCTGTGGTTGGGGCGTGCTTGGCTTTGTTGAGGTTTGCTTGTTGTGCGAGCAGGTTAGCGGTATGCCACCAGTCCATTTCTAGGCGGGCGTCGCGAGCGATGAGGAGGTTTCTGAGCGTCCACTTTCCGGGGTGGACGCCGAGGATTCCGGCGGCCTCGTAGATTGCGTGCCAGATTGTTCGAGAAGGCTCGCCGCCGTCGCCGCTTGCATTCGCGCCTCCGCCTGGCCGAGCATCTCCGCGGCGACTTCGTCCATCTTTGTCGCTAGGAGCCCGACCATCTTGCGGAGGCGCGGGGGGAAAAAATCGACAAGCTCCTCCTCGATCGCCTTTACTCCGGCCTCGATCGCGTCACCGCGGAGGCCGTCGAGAAAGTCTTCGCGGCTGATCTTCTTGTCTTCGCATTGCTTGCGGCAGATCGCGTAGAGCACCTCACCGACGGTGCCGTATTGGCTGCGGAGGATCTGAAGCGTGTTCGCGATGCTCGACGTGTCGATGATGTCAAGCGGAGCCTTGCGGGTCTGGCGGGAAACGCTGCCGTCGGATTGCTCCACGTCCTCCGTCACGTCGACCGTGACCAGGCCGCGGACGCGCTCGGCGGCCGCCACCGTGATCGCCACCATCCAAGGCCGCCCCTGGTCATCGCGAAACTCTTTCATTAAATCCTCAATCCAGCACGGGTGAGACGGGCCTCGACTTGAAACGTCGCGACGCCGTCGATCGGATCAGTTTCAGAAATGCTCGTAATCACTGCGAGGAACGACCACGACCCGGCACCGGCTGAGACGGTGATCGGCGTGCCCTCCGTAACCATGCCGTAGACGCTGCCAAGATCGGCGGCGTCATTGAACTCGACGGACACGGTGGCCTCGACGCCCACGGGATAGACGGCAGCCTCGCGGCTTCCGTATTCCTCCACGTCAATCGTGCGGACGTTGTAGGAAATGCTGACGTTCCGGGCGCTGGCAATGTTGCCACCGATCGAAATCGTGCAGTCCTTCCCAAGCGTGATCGCCACGGGCTCAGGTCTCCCGTGCGGTTACCGTGAAAGTCACGGCCCCGTCAATCGAGATGTTTTCCGCGACGCTCATCACGATGAAACCGCTCGTCGCCGTGTTGCTCTGGAGGGCCGTGATAAGCCCCGTCGCGTCGTGGCACTCGATCTCCCACGTCTTGGTTTTGAAACCGGCAAGGTTGGCCCGAAAGCCAGGGTCGCCTGCCGCGCCGCCCTTGTTGGTGCGGTTGGTCACGTCGATCACCTCGCACTCCTCGGTGTACGTCGCCGAGATGATGTCGGTGCCGAACGGAGGGGCGGAGCCGTCTTTGCCGAGCGCAATTGCCATGGGTTGGGTTTCCTTGAGGTCAGGTTTGGGTGGCGGCGCGCGAAGCGCTGACGGTAAAGGTTCGGATTCCGTCGATCGGGTCGGCGCGGCTCACGCTCGTGACGATGAATTCGACGGTGTTGCCGGTGGCGACGCCGCCGAGCGTGAACGACGCACCGGCTGCAACGCCTGGGTCATCGACGCACTCGACCTCGACGGTCTGCTCGATCATTGCCTTGCGAAACTTGCGAGAGGTGTCGCCGAACTTGGTCACGTCGACCTCGGCGGCAGAGTTGGTGACGGAGACGGATCGGGCGCCGGTCAAGCCGGTGATCGTCACGTCTTTTCCGAGGGTAATAGCCACGCTGGCCTCCTAGTGTGCGGGGTGGTGCCGTCAAAACTACGGCCCGTAGAGGCGCGACCGTAGGGGGTGTCGTCACGCGGCGCGACGCAATGCGTTGCGGTATTTCTCGTTTGCCCGTGCCGCCGCTTTCTGGACGCCGGCCGCACCCTGCATGAAGGGGCGAGCCGGGTAGCGGGCGTTCTTCGTCATCGTGGTCCGCTCCCAATTCCGGGAGAACCGCGGCCGCTTGTTGGCCCAGAGAATCGACCCGTAATCGAATTGGTTTTTCTGCGGCAGGGCGGTAGTGAATCGCCCCTTGGAGTCGCGGCCTTGGCGACCATTGCCTCGCTTGCGGAGGTACGCATTCCTAGCCGCCCCGATGCCGATCCGCCACGCCGTCAGTTGCAGCGTGCCGCCGAACTCATGGAGTTGATTCAGCCAGGCCGCCTTGGCCGGGCCGATCACGGCCGTCGGCCCCAGCGCGCCGCGGCTCATGTAGTAGTAGATGTCGCGGTAGAGGAATCGCTTGGGTGCCCACGACTTGACGGGCTTGCCGGGCGGCCGAGGCTTGCCGCTCGAAACCATCGTCAAATCCTTGTAGAGACCGCCGACAAACTCGACGATCTGGCCCGCCTTGACCGCTCGCCGGCCTGCCTTGGTCTGCTTGGGCGGCGAATTGCCGATGCCCTTCCTGGCGGCCTGTTGCACGTCGCGGCCGGCTGCTCCGAGTGCTCTGTTGGACATATCGTCCATCATCCGCCGCACCTTGGCCCGGTCAAAAAACGCCCCTTTGACCTTGGCCTGGAGGCGGAGCCGGGCTTGAAACGATTCCGAGCGGACTTGGCGGTTGCCTCCAATCTCGCCCGGCCGAATGAATGCCCGGCTTACGCGGCCAATGGCTGCCATTGCTTACTCCGGTAAGGCGTCCGCCAGAAACACGCGATAGGTCACGTTCACGGCAGCCCGCCAGGCGTTGCGTTCATTCAGCGCGTCGTCGGGGTTGAGCTCGATCTCCACTTCCATCGGGCTCGTCACGCCTTGCGGCCATGATTCTGAGTTGGCCCAGTCGTGCGCCCGAATTTGCAGGAGCACCTCGTCGGCCAGGTCAATCATTCCATCCACGTCGGCGTCTGTCTGGACGTGGCGGCCGATAAACACTGCGACCGAGTAGTCCGCCTGCGAGGTGGCTCGACTCACCCGACTCATCGTCGCGCCGCCGGGCGTAACGTAAATACGCGGCGTCGCGAGATCCTCGAGGTCGACGGCGATCCAGTTTTTGCGTTCGACCGTCGTGGATTGAATGCTCCACGAAACGGCGGCGAGTCCGTCGGCCAAAGAATCGGAAATCTCTCGTAGATAGCTCACGCGGCGGCCCCTTGGAGAATTCGTTCCATGGCGGCCACGTTGTTCGCGAGCCGCTCGTCTTCCGGCCATCTTGCCGCAGCCTGCCGCGCGTGCTGTAGGGCGTCTGTCCGACTGCCGAGCTCCCAAAGGGCGACCGCGAGTAGATCGAGGGCCTTTGTCGGCGCGTGCGGGTCGGTGCAATGCGTGCCCGGCCAGTCGGCCGCCGTGGCCTGCTTTGCGAAGCCCGCCACGTTTCGCCACTCGCGGCGTTGGTAGTTCACCCACGCCAGCCGCTCCCACCCGTCGGGCTCGCCTGGTGCCTCCTTTGCGGCGTTGTGGAGGTGCTGCTCGTCGCCGGTTAGCCGGTAGAGCGAACGCTCGGCGTAGCTCCGCTCGGTGGCCGTGCCGCCCGGCATCGTGAGGTATTGCCGAAAGGCGTCGGCAGCCTCGGCCCGCCCGGCGTAGTCGAGCTCGCGGGCGAGATACCACTTAGCCCGAGCGTCGTGCGGGGCCTCGCGGACGGCCACCTCTAGGAGCGTCAAATCGGTGACGTGCTTTTTGCCGGCGTCGCGGTGGTGGTGGATCTGGAGCCCTTCGGCAAAAGCCTGCACCTTGTCGCCACTCCAACAGACAAGCCCCTCGTGGGTCGCCTGTGCCCAGCGAAAGCCCCGGCGGGCGTGGACGCGATCACAGTGAAACGTCAGCCCCTCAGAGCCGTCCGGTGCCCACGACCAGACGTAGTGGTAGCGGAGGTTGTTGACGCCGTCCGCCCACGCCTTCTCGACCGCCTCCCGCCAGCCGGGCTGTATCCGCTCGTCAAGGTCGAGCCGGATCGCGATGTCGATGTCGGGCGGCAGGTGGTTGAGCGAAAGGTTGTGGGCGTCGTCCCAACGCCAGGGGCAGACGTAGCCACGGGCCACCGTCACGCCGGCAGCCTCCAGGGCCTCGACGGTGCCGTCGGTGGAGCCGGTGTCGGTGACAACGCGAACGTCGGCCTCACGGCACGACTCCGCCCAGGCGGCCGCGTGCTTGATCTCGTTTTTCGCGAGAGCGTAAACGCCGATTTTCATGTGAGGACGGCAGACTCCCTGAGCCCGTCGTGATGCCAGTCGACGCGGCGGTGACGCTCGGCCGCGAATTGCACGACCGCCCGTTTGACCTCGGGGTTGCAGCAATCGTCGGCGAGGATTGTCTTGCAGTGGGAGACGAGCCGTAGATCGCGGAGGGCACCGTCGAAACTGTGGTCTCCGTCAACGTGGGCGAAGTCTGCCGGCGGCAGGCTGCGGACGTGCTTCGTGTCGACGACGACGAGGCTCGCGTCGATCACCCACCGCTCGACCACGCTCGCCCAGTGAGCGAGGCAGTCAAACGAATCGGAGTCGGTTGCCCCGTCAAAGCAGTAGTACCGGGCCTCGGGGGCCGCGACCGCGAACGCCACGAGCGAGTAGCCGCACCGCGTTCCGATCTCAATCACCCGTTTCGGTCGCACGTCGGCGCAAACGCTGGCCTTGTGGACGTAGTGATTCTCGACCGCCTGGTTGAGCTCAAACCAGTCATGAGGCCGCCAGGCGTCGGCCAGGGCCTTCGAGACCTTAGTCCGAAACGGGGATGGCATGGAGCATCTCCTCCACTTGGTCGGCTGCGATCTCGACGAGCCACGCCTCGGCGTCACGCACGCCGAAGCTCACGACGATCCGGTCGCCCATGGCGGCGAGCCCGGCCGCAAACTCGATCGCTCGCGGCTCGCGGAACGCGAACGGTTGCGACATGCGCCGCAGCGTCAACGAATTGTCGAGCCACAGGAGCCGGTGCTCGTAGGCCCTCCTGTCGCCGATGGCGGCCACCTCATGGATCACGGCAAGGTAGCCGTCGCGGAAGGCGATCGCCTGGCCGCCGCCCCGGAACTCTTTCGCGATCAGCGGAGCCGGGCCGCGCTGGTGCATGAGCCAGGCCCCCGCGAGGCTCGGGTCGCGGTCGACCGTCACGACGTGCCCGCGGTGGCTGGCGGCGTAGAGCCAGCCTCCGGCGTGCGGGCCGCCCTCTAGCGGCATCCAGTTTTTCTCGTGCTCTTGGGTCGAGAGCGAGTCGAGAACGACTAGGCCGTCGAGGCTGGCTTGACATACGTCAAGGTTTGCCGTCGCGATGCGGCAGCGGCCGTCGTAGGGGGCGGCGTTACGGATCGTGGCCGACACGCCTATACCGTTTGCGGTATGGCGGAGGCGGCAGTCTTCGAGGCCGTCGACAGGGTAGCCGGTGGTTGGGTAGTCGGGCCGTCGGACTCCGCGGCAGTCGCGGAGCGTGAGGTCGGCCGTGTAGCGGGCGAGCAGGCCCTCGGTGCGGATGATGCCGCCGTCCGCCGGAGGCATCTCGTAGCGGCCCTCGACGATGCGGTAGTTGCTCGACCGCACCCAGACGAGCAGCTCGTCACCGTGGGCGAGGATGGACGGGTTAAAGAGCGACCAGCCCTCATGGGCTGGCTCCACGTCGACCCGCACGAACCGGCAGTCGACGAGATCGTCGAGCGGCGGCTGATACCAGAGGCGATTAGAGCGCGTTTGCATCTCGACCTCCGGCGGGAGGGGGATCGAGAGCAGGCGATCGCAGGCCCG